GTCATCCTTGTGGGTTTACATTAAGAATAAAAACATTAGTAAAAGATTCATCATCAGCAGTTACAACTACTTGTTCTCCGTTTTGTGGCATAGGCCAAACTCCATCAATTTTCTTTCTACCAATTTTAGAAATTGTTATTGATTTATCATTACCAAACTTGGTAGGAATACGAACCCGTATCTCCCCAGTCTCTGAGTTAGTATAAGAAACAATTGCTCTGTAAATGTTAGTAAACATAAGCCATCTCTTTTTCTGTTACCCATCGTGCTTGGATTAAATTTGATTTGGGAGGTTTCTTATACTGCGGCTCGTTTATAAATGTTCCAGCAACATCAATTGTTGAATCTGTTTTAATACAAAGTTTTGTAATGTAGTGGTCTGTGTTAATAGAGTGTTCAACATTTTCTACAATCCAGTAACCATCAAACCTTGAATCATAGTTTTTAACTAGAACTAAAGAACCAGGAACTGGGGTTGAAATACCAGCGACTGTTACTTCTGCATAATAAGGAAAACTGTTTAATTTATAACCTTTTGTCATCTGGTTTAAATGCGCTTTAGATTGAGATTGAGTAGATATGCTATGCGTAAATCTGTTCTTTACTTTTTTTCCTAAACGTGTTCCTGCCAAAGCAGAGGTAGAACTTGTAATGGTTTTTCCTCTTTTATCAAGCGTGTTGATGTCATAGTTGTGGCTATTGCCGTATGGTGTGACATCTCCAAATGTTCCTTTAAACTCTAAGATGCTTCCAGGTTTTCTATTCTTACCTGCTGCTCTCCCTGGAGACTCCAACTCCGTAATAGGTTGGTTATGAAAATATCCAGAGAATGGGTCATACACATTAATGTGTGAACTAGTAGCGGTAACACGGTATCCAAACTTGTTTACCTCAGTTACAAGTAGTTCCCAATCAGATTGATTCTGTTGTGAAATAACTGGAATAACAAAGTCATTATTAGGAACTGAGTACGAGGCGTTGTATTTTTTTGCCAGAGTTTTTACCAACTTAGATATTGTTGTGTTTTTATATACAGTGTTACCAATTGTTTTCATTTCGTAACTAGGACCCATACACACAATCTTTGCTTCTTGTATTAATGAGTTGTTTACAGAACCCATTCTGCTATAAGCACCAGCATCTACATAAGCCACATACCCATAGAATGCTTTTTTATTTGCGGAATTATTACCAAGAGAAATGTATACGGGTAAACCAACATAGCCAGTGATTGAAGAGGCTGGAAAACCTGCATAAGTAATTACTGCCATGTCGTGCTTGTCTTCGGCATATGAAACTTCTACAGCAACAATACTTGAGTCACTCACGTTTCCACCGAAGACAGATACATCAAGGAGTACCCCTTCATTAAAAAAGTCTTTTCTAATCATTGTGGTATACGTATTTCCATTCCAGGAGCAAGGTCTAATGGAAAAGAAATCTGTGGGTTTACATCAGCAATACGCCACCATTGTGATGCATCTCCAAATAACTTAAACGCCATGTTTTCAATAGTGTCTCCCGATGTGACTAAGTAACGAGAAACTCTTACTGGGTCTGAGTCTTTACGTGTAGCAATAATTTTTCCATCTGCACCAATCTCAGAACTTACAGCGTATCTAGATAGACCATTAATCATTACATACCTACTGACTTAAAGAAAGAAACACCTTCACCAGATACGTTTGCACCTGCACCAGTTATATCACGATAGCCACCGTTATTCCATGCGTAAAACCATTCATTGTTATCCATAAAAGCATTATGAACTTCAACTGTTTGTTTTTTATAGTGCCAGTCGTACAAAAATATTGACTGTCCTGGCATCACATCATCTTCAATTCTCCAACGAATACCTAATTCAACAGTAAACTTGTCTTGTTCAAACGGTTTAAGCAGTGTTCCTGCTGTGATGTCTGTTCTATTTGTAGTATCAAATGTCCAGTCAGTACCCTCACCTTCGGTAAAAAACCACCGATTAGTGGATGTTCCACCTTTGTTGGTGTGCATCAGGTCTTGACCAAATCTTCCAGTATCTGCTGTGGCTAACTGACCCTCTACCTTAAACACCCACGGGTCTTTTTCAGTTCCCCATTGGGCAAAATCGGTTGAAGATTGTTTTGGTGGTGCTCCTGGTTTATAGATGTAACTTCCAGGTGCATCAGCAACGAATGTTTGACGAGTCTTTGCAGTTCCATTTGTATTTACTACGTGGGAATCCCAGTATATTTTTAACACTCCATCCCAATAAAAACTAAAGTTCTTTCCCTCACTCTTCCATTGGTTTATCCAGTCTTCACCGTTTTTACCAATGCGTGTTTCTTCACTTATCCAAAACATTACTGATGCTTCATCTGTCTGTTCAAACAAATGTTTAAACAAAAGAGCAGGTTGTTCTGGTCCACTTGGTGCGGGTGGTATTTGTGTGTATAGATACTTACCGTTTCTAGGTACGTGGTTTATAGAATAAATTCTGTTAAAGAAGTCTTTTTTCTTTAACAAGTCATCGTATTCTTTATACCTATCAAACTCAGGAGTGTTTGGAGATGGTGTTGTTACAATTGGTGCATTATTATCACCAACACCAATGTCTGGCAACTGAGTAAGGAACGTGTTCTGTTGAGCAAAGCCCATGTACAAAGCCTGCATTTGAATCATTACAGTTGCTTGTGTTGGAATCATGTCAGAAGAGAACTTATTAAACGTAACTTGAATTGATTGGACAAATCCTTCAACCATCATCCACTTAGTAAATAGAATACGAACAGGTGTAGGTGTAAGAAATGCTTTGTTACCAATGTTCATTGAGTATGCGTTATACCTATTTTGGTCAATTTTCTTAGTGTCTTCACCCGTTGGGTTAGTTGGAGAACTAGGTGAGTCTTTAGAAAATCCCCACTTGTTGCCAGCAGCATCAGCCTCTTGCTCACTTTGTATGGCATTATAAATATCTTTTGCAAGACCTTGACCAATAACGTCATCCAAAATTAAAATGTCAGCGAGTACACCAATACGTGTTACCCATGAAGGGTCATATGGTTTTGATGGGTCTAAATAATCTATTGTGTTTGTTATGTTTTCTCTAAAGTTTGCTTTTACTGTTTTATCCCCAACAAGGTATCTTTGTGAGGCAACCTCTGCTTCTCGGTTAAACAAAAGTTCAAAAGCAAAACCAGCCTTACCAGGAATTGGTTGGGCTAACTGAGATGGGTCTTGGTTAAAGAAGAACTGCATATCGCTTTCAGCAGTAACCATTCTTGTAATGTTGTCAGGGTTAAATTGAAAGTTACATTTCATATTTCTAATTGTTGAAGCAGTTGACTTACCAGTAGTCTGCGCTTGTTTATTTTCTTTATCGTAAAACTCAGTAAGTCTACGAATATAACCACGTTCTACTGTTACTGTTTTATTGTTTACCGCATCACGATTTGTGTAACCTGGATAAATAAATCTAGGGTTTTGGATACCACCATTAGGGGTATTCCATGATTTGTTTAAAGCACTGTTTGGGTCATAGTCATAAGCACCTTTTAATGACGAGTCAGGTCCGTCAGCAGTAGTACCAGTACTAGATGTAACACCAAAACCACTTCTACCGTTAGCGTCAGTACGTTTAATAGCACCAGCCGATGCCTGTTTTTTAGTATTGACTTTTACTATTGGAGTATTAACATTTGCATTCAAAGTTTGCAAACGAACTTGTTGCGCTTTTTTAGAAGCATAAGCATCAGCCTTTGCTCGTGCTTCTGGGCTATTTTCTCCAGCCATTATTTACTCCTCAACAATTCTCTACGTAATTCTTTGTCTAGCATTTGGGCAATTTGATGAGCCATTGCTCGTGCATCTTGAACATTGTTACCAGTAGATGTCACGTGAATAGTTGGCGCAATAGTCACATTAGTTCCACCAGTAACGGTCAAGTTACTGGTTCCACCACGAGTAGGTGAACTAAATTGTGGGTCACCACGATTAAGCCCAAGTTCTGCTACGGCTGCTTGAGCCTTTGGCATCCACTCCGATGTTCTTGCCATTGGTCCACCTTCTGTGTTCCAAGGTGTGTAGTTGCCACCACCAAACTCCAAACGTGCAGCCTTGATATTTGTTAGTGGGTCCCAAAGTTCTTCATCGTTAGAAATACCATAACGCTTTCTACGAACAGTACCCATAGGGTTTGTTGGTGTATCAAGCATATTGATTTGGAAAAGGCCATATGACTTATCTGGTGGTTTACCGTTGAACACTCCAGGAATCCAGTTAGATTCACGACCAGCAATAGCAAGCATGTTTACTAAGTCTTGTCCTTTAAACCCACGCTTGTACATCATCTGAGCAATTGTTCGTGGGTCCATTGCCTTCATGCTTCTAGTACCCTTTGGTGGCGGTGTACTTGACACACGTGTTTGTGACACACCATTGACACTTGGGGATGATGAAGAACCAGTAGAAGTGTCATACATAGTGTGGTTTACGCCCATAGCAGAAACTTGTTCAGATAAAGACATTCCTTGAAGGTTTACATAATTACTTCCTTCT